TCTGCGAACTCGTCTAACACCGCAAAGTCTAGCGCCCTCCCTCTCAGGTTGTCTGGCTTCTCTGCTCCCTTGAGCGATATGGTCGAACCGTTCTTCAGGGTTAGCGACAGCGCCGTCTCGTTCCGCTTGCTCACATACCCATCTGGGAGTGAGTCAGTCAGGAATGACCATGCTATCTCTTTGGCTGCTTTGTAGGTCGGAGCCACATACCAGCAATTCCGATCCTTGCCGCCCAATGCTGCGCGAATCAGTTCGTAAGTAGACAAGAACGTCTTACCAAAGCGTCTACCAGCGACCACCGCCCTAAACCGTGAGTCACTGAAGAAGATGTCATCCTGTGGCCTAGTTAGCCGCATCAGCCCTTTCGATAACGATTGGCGGTAAGTCTTGCGCCTCTGTCTCTGGCTGATCTGCTTGGCCCAGCCAGTTCTTCCCTAGCCACACAAGCATTGTCGAATTACCATCCATAGCGGCGGTGAATTGCCTACGTCTGAGGCTCATCTTGCCCCCACTCGCCTTTTGCCGAAAATAATCCGCAAAACTACACTCATGCTCACGATGACAAGCCCTATTCAGGGTGTCGTAATCGATGCCAAGGATGCCTGCCTGCTCCTCTCCGGTGCAGTGGTATTCACACATCCTATCGACTTGATCCCAGTCTATTTCTATCAAAGGTCTAGCCATCAGCGTGATCTGTTGCTCTCAACCATCAGCATCATTGCTTTGCGCTTTGCTTCTGGTGATAGCTCTTGGAAGTGATACACGCGAACACTACTAGCGTTGTGGGCCGCGCCTGTGTGGATAACACCCCCCGCCATTAAATGGGTGTCACCTTCATGCGGTGTGCCATCAATCCTGTAGTGAGTCATTCCCTTCATCGCTTTGTCGCCTTTCTAACTGCTTTGCGTTCTGCCTCAGTATACGAAGCCTTGCCTTTGCCGCCTTTGGTAGCTTTATTTTTGGCTCTTGATCCTGCTGCCTTCTGCCCAGACGTGAGAGAATCCCTCGCAGCTTTCGGCAGATACCGGCCCTGACCTTTCTCGCCCACATAGTCCCAGTCTTGATCCGTCCAGCGGCTCAGTGATGTCTCTTTCTTCTTGCCTTCGTACTTGCCACCCATCTGCTTGTAGTAGTTAACAGCGAGTTGTGCAGCCCTGCCAGACCATTTGCCGCCCATCTTACGCTTGGCTTTGGCCTTAGCCCTCTCCCAGATTTCGGGATTCTTTCGCTTCGCTGTCTCAGCCATTACTTGTCAGCCTTATGGCTTGCACCAAAGTAGAACGACACAACCGCTGATACCACCCCTCCCAGATAACCAAGGACAAGGTTAATCACTGCTTCTTAATTGGCGTCTGGAGGCTGAACCGTAACGAGGTTGACGTACCCACCGAAGAACAAAAACGCCAGCAATGCCAGAACCTTTGGTGTCCAGTCGCCGTTCTTCCTTGCGTCTTGAATATCTGCCGTTTCAAGCTCGAAGATATCCACCTCTAGCTCTGCCAAACGGGTCTTATAGGCTAGGTCAGCCTTTTTAATCTCTGCCAGTTGTTCCGGTGAGGCTTCGCTGAGAGCCTTCTGGACGGCTTGTGGCTCTGCCGGTACCCCAAGTACCTGTGCCAGTATTTTCCCCGCTCCGGCCCCTACTGGGCCTCCTATGGCACTTCCTATGGTCGGTGCTACTGCGCCCACTAATCCCTTGATCGCGTCCCACTTCATACTTCAGCCCTCACACCCGTCACTTTCAGGGTCATTCGTTCTTCGTGTCCGTTGAATATGTCCATCAGCGCGGCCAGCGTCTTCTTGGAGTTGTACACCGCAGGCTCTAGCGCATCTGAGACGAACCGATCACCAACGCCGATACATCCCTCGATGTCGTGTGGAAAATTTGCAACGTGGATCAGGATATAACTGCGATCTGGCACATCCATCAACTGAATAACGTCTTGGAACCGCGTTCCGCTAAATGGTTGGCAAGCATACGTCCCTTCTGGGATACAGGACACGTTTGGCTCGTTGTTTTTCCAAGGTCGTTCAATGGTGAAGCAAGACCAGTCGCCAATGCTTAACTTTCCCAGCGTCCCACTGTCAAGATACGCAAACCTCTGGAGCAAAGCCATATTCAATCCTTGTTTTGAGGCTGATTCTGTGCTAGTTGCGAATAATACCCCAATTTTTTACAAAAAAGGCAACTTTTTCGCCCTCCCCCCCCTGTTGTATGTGTAAACCTTTGGTGTACAATGATGCCATCAGCAACGGAGAATGATGATGAGTAATTTTTGGAACTGGTTAGAGAATCGCATCCACGAGTACGAGGTTGCTCGTCAGCGCGGCGTGAAGGCTTATGACACTCGAATCAAGCGTATAGCGGCGGAATACAACGAGGATTTGGAGCCAGTGTATTCTGAGAAGTCTGGTCGGTTACACGCGCCTTGCGACGGTTACGTTTGGAATTGGTGGGAGGGAGACAGCGAGTTTGAAGGCGAATATCTAGCGGGCCAGTATCTTCCGTTTCCGAAAGAGCGCGAAAGCATCACCAGAGGTGAATTCACGGGTAAGACCGAGTTTAAAGTGCCTGTTGATCGCGCCGACAAGTTCATGTCGCAGTGGCAAGAGTTGCCAGCGGCGACCCGTCAGATCGTCTGCATTCATCAGTCTAGGGAGTTCAATGACAAGGGCCGATATGGTTTACAGGGCAAGCCAATGCGCTTCCTGACCATCTCGAAATGCCCCAAAGACATCTGTGATGCAATCGAAGAAAAGCTGATTGGTGATCTGGTCAGGTTGCAAAAGTATGCCCAAGAGCAGGCGGAAGATGAACGTGCAAAGCGTGACGCTGCCCATGAAGATGGAGAGGACGCACCAGAGGGACGCATTGTTATCACTGGCATCGTGTTAGCGTTCAAATGGCAGTCATCGAATTTCGGTGACGTTCTCAAAATGCTGGTACAAGATGATCGAGGGTTTCGGGTGTGGGGTTCAGTGCCTTCTTCCCTCCAAGATGCAGAGCGTGAAAGCCGAATCACCTTTACCGCCACACTTACAGCGTCAGACAAAGACGCAAAGTTTGGGTTTTTCAAGCGACCCACGAAAGCCGAAATCATCACGAAGGAACAGGCCGCGTAAGCGGCCCAAGGGGATATTATGAAACTACGTTACCCACTCGCCCTTTTGCTGGTTGTTCTGATCTCTTGTGTCTCTGAGCAAGACTACCAAGACGCGCTGCATGAGGAGGCCATGTATATCCAAGGAGTGTGCGACGGATTATACCGGGACTACCTCAGCCTTCGGCCTGCTTGCTAACCGGCCAGACGTTCTCTCTCGCCTGATCCTCTGGCTTCTCTGCTGGGGGATTGGGTTCTGGGCCTTCCTCGTACAGATCCGAGACGATTATCGTTACCTGCGTGTTGTTGTCCATGTCTTCAATTACTATCGTCGGCATCAAAACCTTGCTCCAAGTATCGCTCTCTCGCTGTCAGTGCCCCTAGATCCCTGCAAGCCTCCTCCAATAACTGAATATCCTTTGTTCTGGCGTATTCAGTAAGCAATTGAACCACATTGCCGCTCAAGAAGTTGAGTTGATTTGCGACGATATATTCCCACGGCTTGATCTCTTTCATCATTCAAAGTCTACCTTACGAATCTCTCCGCGCCATTCATATTCACCGGCAGCATGATAGCCATGAATCCGCACGAACTCAGGCTGCAACAGAAAGTTATTCTTGATCGACAGCACCGCAAAACCTGACGACCAGTTCTTTGGAGCATCTTCTGTGTAATCGAAGGTCGGTTGATGCGGTTCCGCCATTGTGCCTAGTTGAATACCAAGCCTAGTGCCGGTGAGATCGGTAAGTGGCTTGGCTTCTTGGTGATGGGTATGCCCGGATACCGTATGAGTGCCGGACATGAGCGTGGTTCTGTGGCCGCCTGTGATGGCTGCGCCGATTGGCTTGTGCCGAATCATAATTGGACGCTCTGCACCTTCGATCCACAGGCTGATAGAGAATATCCACGCTGGGAACTGCTCGCGCAGGCTGAATCCCGGCACCCCTTTGTACTGCGGCAAAGCGTCAGCCAGCTTCATGTCAAACCGAGAGTCGTGGTTACCCATGACCCAGTAGCGTTTTGAACTGGGCGAAGCCTTCTCGATCTCCTCTAGCCGCTGATGAACAGCGTTTAGTTCCTGCTCGACTGTGGGCCTTTCCTCCCACCCTAATGGAGCGTGGCGGCTAATGCTTGCGCCATCCAGCAGATCGCCATTCAAGACGATAACATCAGGCTGTAGCTGTTTGGCTAGTTCAACGAAAGCTAGGTGGGCAGTCGTTACGGTGTTGATCTCATAGTGGGCGTCCGATCCGACAAGGATGGTCAGATCCTTCTCGACCTTCAGAACCTGACGGACTGACGGTCTGGGCGTTTTGTCTCTCGACAGATGAGCGGGGACTGATATGGTTCTGCCTAGCGCCTCCTCTGCTCTGCGCCGTCGATGGAATACGTTCCTAATCCCTACCTCGTACCGAGTCGCCATCCCCTGAGCGCCGATTGACGAGAACTCAGTCGCAAACACTTCGTGATCAGTCGGTAGCTTCGGTCTTGCCATGTAATCCCCCACGCCTTGCGTATGAATTACAGACGTGGGCAAATACCAACGCCCTCAGCTGCTCATCCGATTTCTTCTTTGATTCAGAGTCCCAGACCTGTTTGGCTGCTTTGTCCATAGCCTTGACCATGTCAGCCGCAACAGCGCGTGGCGATCTCATCTGCGCTCACCCACTCGACGCTCGTGCGCTTTGATCTGTTCTTCCCAGTCGGAAATCATCTCGCGGTAGTCTGCCGCGTAGAACTTGATCGGGTCTTTCTTCGTCGCCAGCATGTACTCCACTGCGTCTTTGCCATACCAGTCAATCATCCAGATCGTATATTGCGCCTCTGCGCTGCCGTGTTTCATCCCGAACCCGTTACAGCCTCGACACTGTGGGTGAACGTTCTGCTCCTCTAGCGCCCATCTAGACGATGACCCCTTCGGTATAAAGTGACCGCCGTCCATCTCTTTGTAGTGCTGAATCTTGCCACAAGACACGCAAGCAGCGAATCCCGAGTCATCAGCCGCGCTGATTCTGGCAAGTTTTTGGAGCGTCTTCAATGCTTTAGCGCGAAGTGTTGCGCTGGTGGGTTTCTTCGCCATCAGACGATCCGGCGTTGGTTAGCCTGCTTCGTGCGCTCTGCGTCGAACATCAACTGCCCGAGCATGATCTGCTTCTTCAGTTTCTCAGCCATCAAGCTGGCTTGTTGAACTGCTCGATAGTGGCTGGCCCACTCTCCCGTTGATCTTGTTTCTGTTTGTGCTTTAGCCGCGCTGCTGCCTGCATCCATGTGCGCCTTCTGGACAGACGCTTCGTAAGACTTAAAAGTTGTTTCCGCTTCAATGGCTTCCCGACTCGCCCCCTCCCACTGATTAATTCGCTCACTAAGCCTCGTCAATATCAGATCCATTCTATCCATGACTCTCTCCCTCTTTCGTTTAGACATAAGGTGACATTTAGTAGGGTTTGGTGGCCCCTACCAATCTTTGTCTCTATCACTATGCTGTATTTCCACTCGACCATTTCCACGCTGGCCCAGACGTTGCCCACCTCCCTGCCCATATATCAACTGGGGGAGAGGGTTTTTGCCACCATTAACGAGTGTTCCGTTTCGCGCTCCTACTAATGCGCGCAGCCTCTAGCAAATTGTCTTCTGGTCATTTCGTCCAACCGGTTAACCACCGGCACCCTGTCGGGCCTCTGCTGCTTTCGGTGCAGGACATACCGTAAAAAAAGGGCCAGCCCCTCACAACAACGGGGGAGGAGGAGAGGAGGAGGGACTGACCGCTAGCCTTGCAGGATGAATTCTTCATCAAATACATCCGGCCTGATTTTTTCTCTGGGAACCCCCGTTACCTTCTCCAACTTTATCACATGGGTGGCAGGAACCTCGACGGTTTTCCACTTGTTGATCAGTTGGCGAGATACCCCCACCCTCTGCGCCAGACCAGCTTGATTGGTTCCAGCGCCATCCAGTAATTCTTGAAATAATTGTGCATTCATCAGATGACAGTACCCGTTC